CAACAATTACGTCCAGACTTTATAGACTGGGCAAAAAGAATTAACACAGAAATATTTTTTAGTGTAAGTCCTAAACTGTGGACAGTATCAGGTGAAAAACCCGATAAGGCAATCAAGCCAGAAAAAGTTGGTGAATACTATGAACTTAGTCAAAAAGGACAACTAAAATTTGTGGTAGGTAATAATGATGAACAATGGGATGAAATGGAAAGTGTTGTAGAACAAATGAGAAAAGCAGGTGTAAAATGGCCGGTATGGGTAATGCCAGTAGGTGCTCGTTCAGAAGAACAAGAGGCAACTGCCGGTGATGTTGCGGCAAGAGCATTTCAAAGAGGCTACAACGTAGCGGCAAGAGTACATGTATATTTGTTTGGTAATGCTATAGGAACGTAATATGTGGAATTTTTTAACAAGTTGGTTTAAAAATAAAGTAGAAGATAAGGGTTACAATGATCCTTTTACTGAAATGGTAGAGATGAAAAGACAATACGAAAATGAACAACATGAAAAGGCAATGAAGGCACAAATTAAAAAGGAAAACTTAGACGAAGAACTAAGAAGGAAAGGACTGATATGAATTGGGAAAAGATGAAAAAAACCTTAGGAATCAAACCTAAGATTATGGAAGACCCTAAAAAGGAAAAGACTGCTGAAGAAGAACGCAGATTAGTCCTAGCAAAAGAAAAAGAACAAGCTACAAAGAACGGTGAACCTTGGGTTGGTGTACTGGATACTAAAGTAAATCCAGAAAACATTCGTAACGGATTCTTTGAATTGGATTGGAATAATGAGTTTATTGAACAACTATTAGATGCTGGTTATTCCGGAGAAACAAATGAACAGATTGTTGATGCTTGGTTTAAAACTATTGCTAGACAAGTACTAGAAGACGGTGGCGAGGACACAACTAGAAGTGCTGGTTACATAGATACAAGTAAAATTGATGAAGATAAAACAAAAGTTTCTTGACAAAATACAAAATAGAAAGTATAGTAATACTATGACTTATATATTAGTAGATACCGCAAATACTTTTTTCCGTGCTAGGCATGTGATAAGAGGTGACTTAGAGACTAAGATTGGTATGGCATTACATATCACTCTTGGAGGCATTAAAAAAGCATGGCAAGACTTTGAAGGTGCCCACGTTGTATTTTGCTTAGAAGGACGCAGTTGGCGTAAGGATTACTATGAACCTTACAAAAGAAATAGAAGCGATGCTAGAGCGGCTTTGACTGAAAGAGAGCAAGAAGAAGATAAAGTGTTTTGGGAGATCTTTGATGAATTTAAAAACTTTGTCTCTAACAAAACAAACTGTTCTGTATTACATCATCCAGAACTAGAAGCTGATGATCTTATTGCTGGTTGGGTACAAGCACACCCTAATAATGATCATGTGATTATATCTACTGACGGAGACTTTGCTCAATTGATTGCTCCTAATGTTAGACAATACAATGGCGTAAGCAATACTATTATTACTCATGAAGGTTATTTTGACGACAAGAAACGTCAACCTGTTATAGACAAAAAGACAGGAAAAGCAAAGCCGGCACCTAATCCAGAATTTATGTTGTTTGAAAAATGTATGCGTGGTGACACAAGTGATAATGTATTTTCAGCATACCCTGGTGTAAGAACAAAAGGAACAAAAAACAAAGTAGGTTTGATAGAAGCATTTGAGGATAGAAAAACAAAAGGATTTAATTGGAATAATCTTATGTTACAGAGATGGATCGATCATGATGGACAAGAACATCGTGTGTTGGATGATTATAACAGAAATGTTGTACTTTGCGATTTATCAGCACAGCCTGGTAACATAAGAAGCATCATTAATGATGTTGTTGAAGAGGCTATGGAACAACCTAAAAGCATTTCGCAAGTAGGGTTACATCTAATGAAGTTCTGTGCTAAACATGAACTTACAAGGATATCAGATAACGTTCAGCACTATGCTGAACCATTACAGGCAAAATATATATAAGGAGGCAGTATGTTAAAAGCAAAACCAATATTGAAAAATAAATTTTGGATTATAGAAAATGACGGTGAAAGAATAGGCACATTATCCAAACAGGAAGATAAAAGATACATGTATAGTTGTTCTACAGGTACAGAATATTTTAGTGATACTAAGTCTTTTAATAATTTTATTGGAGACGTAAGTTGGGACAAGACAAGTATTTCAGATGGATCGAAAGAAAAGAAAGAAATACATGGATTTACTACTTCAACTACCCCACATAATGTAGTTTATAATGTACAGAAAAAATTACCACTTTTTACAAAGAGTAAGAAGAGTAAAAGTTTATATTGTGCTGGTTACTACATAATTAAGTTTGATAAAGGTTGGGTCAGAAGTTTTTGTCCCAAGTTAGTTACTTTAGAAACTTATTCATATAAAGGTCCATTTAAAACAGAGTTCACAATGAGAGAAGAGCTCAAAAGTGCGAACAAGAAGATTTAACCCAGGAGACGTAACTTGAATGCGTATGATTTATTTGTAATATCATTTTATTTAGGATTATTAGTATATATAGGATATAAATCAAGCATAAAGTTAAATACATTTTCAAATTTTACGATAGGTTCTAAAACTTCACCTTGGTGGGCTATCGGCTTATCTGTTATGGCAACTTATGTAAGTGCCCTTTCTTTTCTTGGTGGACCAGCTTGGGCATATAACACAGGTATGTCCGCTCTTATGATACATGTAAATTATCCATTGGTAATTTTTGTTTGTGTAGCTTTCTTTATTCCACTTTTATACAAGAATAAAATTGTAAGCATATATGATTATTGTTTACAAAGATTTGGAAAACTTACACAAATTTACATGAGTTTACTATTTTGTATTACAACTTCTATAGCGGCTGGATCTATCATTTCAGCTACATCAATTGCCTTAGGATATGCTTTAGATATAGATATTCTTACTAGTATATTTTTAATTGTATTAGTAGTATCAATTTATACAAGCTATGGAGGAATGGATGCTGTCATATGGACAGATGTTTTACAAACAGTTATCTTTATAGGTGGAGCATTAATAGTGTTTGTAATGCTATTATATCAATTAGACTTAGGCAACTCCTTATCATACTTAAATGAAGCAGATAAATTATCTCCTATAATAGGTACATTAGATTTTGATATAGCTACTACAGTTTATGCCGGTGTCTTTGCAATGACAATTTATCATATCACTGTTTACGGTACTAATCAAATGCTTATGCAGAGAGCATTAGGAGCAAAAAATATTGTAGACGCTAAGAAAGGATATCTGTTTATGGGGTATAGTGCTTTCTTTGTATATGTTTTATTTTTTAGCATAGGAGCATTATTATTTGCTTACTATCAAGGAGCAACATTTGAAAACACTAACACAATAATTTTACACTACATCAACCAACAAAACATACCGGGACTACTAGGATTAATTTCTGTTGCGGTTTTGTCGGCATCTATGTCGTCTACATCTTCTGCCTTAAATAGTTTAACAACTGTGACTATTGCTGACTTTTTAAACAAAAGTAAAACTGTGCGAATGGCAAGAATAACAAATTTCCTATGGGCATTATTGCTAATACCAATTGCTATTTGGTTTGCTAATAGCACAGGAAGTGTTTTAGTAACATTATCAGCAGTAGGAAGTTATTTTGTTGGTGCCAAATTCGCAGTGTTTTTCCTAGGTATGTTTAGTAAGAACGTTAAAGAAACAGATTTACTATTAGGAATAGTAGCAGGATTTTTAGCAGTTTGGTACATAGCAACTACTACTGATGTAGCCTGGCCTTGGTATGCGGTGATAGGCAGTTTAGTAAATATACTAGTATCGTATGTAATTAGTTTTAGAAATGAAAATCTTGATTGGCATTTCTTATCAATACCATACAACAAAGACACACTGGAAATAAGCGGAGCCACATATGGTTTGCTTGGCTTATTTGTTTGGATTATTTCAGTGTTGTTATTATTAGGAGAAATAATATGAATACAAAAGAAGCAATCAACACTATTCCAATACAAAAGTTTATCCAACAAGTAAAAGTTGCTGATGCTGGCAATCATCGTGAAATAAAGATGTCTATACAAGAAGCAAAGAACTTAATGTATTCTATGAATACTGTTATAGCAAACAGCCAAGGAAGACTAGAACAACTTATAATTGACAATAAAGGTGGTGACGAAACTGTTACTATATCAATGGATGGCGGTTCTGGTTGGAAATAAACTGGTAGTTTTTCATTAAAAAAGAGATAAATATATGCGTAGTTAATAAAGAGGATTACGCATATGAGTAGACCGAAACCAACAGTAATATTAGAGCATATAGATAAAAACAACTATAAATGCGAACAAATTCTTAAAGCAGATGCTATTTGGGCAGTGTTTTATCAAGGAGCTCCTTTTAACTTAAAAACATCTAATGCTTTAACAAATTACCCAGGACCTAAATATAAAAAGGTATCTTTTTCTAATCCAGGACATGCTCACAATTTAGCAAAAAAATTGAACGAAATGTTTAAATCAGAAGACTTTCAAGTGTATAAATTAACAGACGGTGAAACGGTTACTGATGAATGAACTGGAAAGAAACATACACTAAGATCTTCCTAAAACAAGCGAACATAGGAATCAGTGAAGCTTCTCTAAGAGAATATATGCCCTTGTGGTGGCAAAACACTAGAGGTAAAGAAACAGGCGGATTACGTCTAACTGATGATGGTTTTGATTTTCTTGTTGAAAGAATAGATCTACAAATGTATGAAATACCATTTCCTAAGGATTTTACACTTACAACACAAGTTATAATTTTTTTGGACAAATTTATAAATTGTCCATATTATCTTACTCCTAGAAGTATATACGTAACGGACGAAAAGAAGTCTATGGAACTACATCTTTTCTCTGGTGATCTCCGAAAGTACGGACTTAATAAAGCTATTCAAAGACAAAAAAATTAACATTTTGGTAAAAAAGAGGTTGACTTTTATCTATTTGATGCTATACTGTATACATAGTTAGAAATTAGGCACTGACAACTAGAAGGAGTACAAAATGGAAAATATAGCACTAAGAACAGTTACACCGAATGGCGCAAAAAGAAGCATTCGTAGGGCGTTCAAAAAACAAAGACCAATCTTTATTTGGGGACCTCCAGGTATTGGTAAATCAGAAGTAGTTCATCAAATTGG